TGGAACTTATGGAACTACTCCCTTTACTTCTACGCAAGGTGTTTCTGGTGCAACTTTAGCCAGAAAAGTTTTGAATCAGCAACTTTGTCCAAAAACTGATCGTCGAGGTTTGGTTGATTTTGCTTGTGAAGCCAATATGCTTGACCTTTCTCAGTTTAGTGACGCTGAAAAGATTATGTCCGCCGTCGTAAAGATGGAGGGTGAAATTGGTCGTAAGTATGGTATCGATTGGGTAGCTGATGATGATGTCCCGACACAGTCTGTAGGTACATTGAGTAAAGTTAAAAGCGGGACTGTAACTGCTTCAGATCATGCTATTGGTACAACGACTATTACGACTATTACGACTGATAGTGGTTCAGATGATAATAAGACTCTTGAACCTGGAGATATCATAGTCTTCAGTGGTGATACTCAAACTTATGCTATTTGTGGAAGTTCAACTTATACTATGTCTGGTAGTTCTGGTTCTCAGGCAATTTCAAGTCTTGTAATTTATCCAGCTTTGAAAGTTGCGACCAGTTCTTCAACATGCACTTTCCCCGCTCTTTTGGATCATGTGATGAATATGTCCTTCCACAGGGATGCCTTCGCCTTTGCCACGAGGCCACTTTTGGACAATGCTCGAAAGTATGCACTTGGAAGCCAGATGATTTCCATGCAAGATCCTGTGACAGGTTTGGTTCTTCGACTTGAAGTCAGTCGACAACATAAGCAAACTGTCTGGGAGTTTGATATTTTGTGTTAGTTAGACCGGAGCTCGCTTGTAGGATAATCGGCCAGACTTAATCTTAGTTTTTAATTAAGGCATCGCCGCCAGGAAAGTCCTCCTCAGAGGTTAGTGGGGGTTTCGGCTCCCACTAACTTTTTATAATATAAATTAGTTCTTTGACAAGTTAATAAGAAAACTGATTATTAAGAAATGAGTAACTTTAGTTCTTTAATATGATTTTCTATTCTTTGAATTGATTTTTTAGTGCGTCTTATTCTCAGATGATTTTCTTTTATTTGTTTTATTAAACGTTGTTTTGCTTTTTTGAGATTATTTTGAGAAATTTTGATTGCAATTTCTGGACGTTTCATTGGATTATTTTTTCTCATTGCTTTAGCGGTTCCGGGTTTAGGAACTCTATGCTTTGCAGCAATTTCTGGACGTTTCATTGGATTATTTTTTCTCATTGCTTTAGCGGTTCCGGGTTTAGGAACTCTATGCTTTGCAGCAATTTCTGGACGTTTCATTGGGTTTTTATTACCAGAAATTTTCGCTCCATTACCATAATTAGGATTATTAGAACCTAAAAAAGTTTTACCTAATTTAGCAGCTCTTTTACCTTGTTCTTTTTTACGTTTTGTATTTCCATCCCATCCTTTTTTAGCTGCTACACTATGTTTTTTGTGAACTTCTGGACTGTTATGGATTTTTCGTAGTTTCTTTTTAGTTATTTCAGCAGTTTTATAGGTGGTCTTTCCGCCACTTGTGCGGTTAAATCCATTAGACCAAATACAATTATGTTTTTCAATTTCAAGCTTTTCTAATTTGTTTGCTTGTTTTTGGGTAAGATTTTTGTGTAGAATTTTAATTGTAAATTTACTTGGATGAATTCCATTTACTTTATGAATACGAGCGACATTCGGCTTATTTCGTTGGCCTATATAATAAACCTTTTTCTTATTAGTTTTATGCTTATATTCATAAACACAGTGATTTTTAGTTTCTTTAGCCATATATTAAAGTATAATACATAAAACGCAAAGATGCAAATGAAAAATATAAAAATAATCAATTTTCTTATTAACTCGTCAATAAATGCTAATAAACTTAGTTACAACCTAAAATTGAAAGGGGAAAAATGTCCGATGACGTGGAAAGAATTCCAATAATTAGTACAAGGGGTAGAAGATATAATCGCTGCTGATGCAGTTCCTGTTGAAGAAGATACGCCAGTAGAGGAGCAATAATTTATTTCGTGGGAGCGATGCTATAACTCCCACTGGTATTATAATTTATGAAAGAAATGATTCCTACAATTTGGTATTTATTAGGTTTAATTTGTTTTATTGTTGGTTCTATATGGAAAATTTATAACTATTTAAATAAGTGAGGCTGGCAAATGACCGCAACTTTTGTAGTTGAAGATGGTGGAGCGTATTCTGATTCTAATGCTTTTTGTGAAATAGCTGAAGCAGATCAAATAATAGAGAATTATGGAAATTCTACAGATTGGTCTGGAGCGACAAGTGCAATAAAAGAAAATGCAATTCGTCAAGCAACAAGATATTTAAATTTGCATTATATTTGGGACGGATACAAAATCGATGTTGATCAAGCTTGTCAATGGCCAAGATATGATATGACTGATGAAGATGGTTGGGATATAGATGATGATGTAGTGCCTGAACGAGTAAAAGAGGCTTGTGCTTATCTTGCATTACAAGTGGTTGAGGGCGATACTTTATTAGAAGATTTCGATAATGAAGCTAATAGATGGAAAATGAATTGCCAAATTATGCAGAATTAGAATCTCTTACTGATAGAGAAATTAACATTATAGTTATAGAAAAATTAAGATCTGTGGTTATAAATCAGACTAATCATTTAAAGCATCATTGGGCGATAACTATTGTTTGTTTAGCTGCTCTTTTAACAGGGCTATTTAATCTAAGTATTGCGTTAGTTATTCTTATTGTTAAGAGTTGATATGGACGCTAAATCTATATATAATATATTACAACGAAAAGGTATAGATGCTATAGTACGAACTTATCCATCTAAAGATTATGATCCAGATACCAATAAAACAACTTTAGGAAGTGCTGTTGATTATTCGTTAAAGATAGTCCCTCCATATAAATATATTAAAGAAGGCTTCAAAGCTACAACATTGATTACTTGGGGAAAAGGTTTAACTGGAATTGCAAACTATAATCCTTTAACAGGTGGCTCTCTTGCTTTTTCTGTGAAAGCTGGATTAAAGATTATTATAAATGATAAAGAATGGACGGTTATGGGCGTTAATCCGATACAAGATAACTCTGGAATTTTATATTATAGTTTAAATATTGAATCAGGCAATTAATGTCAACAAACTTAGAGAATTTTAATAAAGTACTCGATGAAAGTTCTAAAAAAATTCATGGGGATTTTGAAAAATTTCATAGACAAGTTTGTTTGGAAGTTCTAAAACGAATTGTATATAGAACACCGGTCGATTCTGGTAGAGCAAGAGGGAATTGGCAAACTGAAATAGGAAGAGCCGCAGTGACTTCTTTATTAGTTGAAGGGACTGGAGGCGAAATGGCTGATTTTGCGATGCATAATGGAATTTCTAAATTAGCATTAATTCCGGCATTTTCGATAGTACATATAACAAATAATTTAGAGTATATTTATTATTTAGAATACGATAGGCGAAGTTCTCAGTTTCCAGAAGGTATGGTTGAAATTACTTTGACTGAAATGACTATGTGGTTATCGGGGATTAAATAAAATGTCACGTTTATTTGATGATGTACAATTTGAATATTTACAGAGAAATGAAGCTATATTATCAAATACTCCCTTAGCGATGGTTTGTTGGTTTAAATCTGATGATGTTCTAAATGCAGGTACTATTATTAGTATTTTTGATAAGGATGCTGATATTAATTATTGTCGCTTGCATATTAGACCAGAAGTATCTGGTAATACAATAATAGCTCAATCGCAAGATTCAGGCGGTAATAATTTTGCTGAGACATCGACAGGACATTCTGTTGGTACTTGGCATCATGGATGTGCAATTTTTGCATCATCTATTGATAGGCGAGTTTTTATTGATGATGGTTCGAAAGGGGTTCAAACTACAAGTAGAACGCCGATTAATTTAGATAGAATAAATATTGGATATATGAATGATGCAAATCCTTTCCAGCCACTATCTGGTAAGATTGCGGAAGCAGCAATTTATGATTTATCTGCTTATCCTGGAGCAACAGATTCTGATAAAGCTGATTATTTTGAAGCTAATGTTCTTCCAAGTTTAGCTGCCGGTGATCTGCCTTCAAAACATACAACAGGACTTGAAGCATATTGGTCTTTTAGAACAGAATCACTTGAAGATGAAGCTGATGGATTTGATTTGACAGCTTCTGGAACTTCTGTAGATTCTGATCATCCACCGATGATTCGTTATTTAGTAGGCTCTATTACTGCAAGCTCTGGTGTAACAGGTTCTCTATCTTCCGAAAATAGTTTAATAGGTTCTATCGCTGCGACATCAGGTGTTACTGGTTCTTTAGATTCTCAACAGGGATTTATTGGTTCTATCATTGAGACGTCTGGTATTACTGGAACTATTGTAAAATTTGTAACATTATCAAATGGACCAGTTTGGCTTGGAATCGATTCTTCGCATTTAGATAGCTATTGTGGTCATGGAGATAATCAACCTTGTGCTAATGCTCTCGATGGAACAGGAACTTGGTATCATTGGGTAGATGGTGCAGAAGCAGATGAACATTGGCTTATTCTTGATTTAGGTGCAAGTTTTATCGTATCAGAAGTAAGAAGTCGCTCTATGACATCTATGGATCCGACGAATGTAGATATTTATATTTCTGATGATAAAGAAGATTGGGGTGAAGCAGTTGCTACAGGAATTTCTGATTGGCAAGATACAGGTACATGGCAGATAGCAGATGTTGATGATAAACGAGGACAATATATCTTAATTGATATACGGGATGTAGAGGGTTCACCTGCTTCTGGTCAATTACAATATGGTGATTCTGATCCACCATTTAAAATATTAGATGTTTTTGGTGTTCTTGCGGATCAAGCACTTTCTAATGTTACTGGTTCTTTATCATCTATAGATAATTTAATCGGTTCTATCACAGCAACGTCTGGTGTCATTGATTCTTTATCTTCTGAAGATGGATTAAGCAGTTCTATTATTGAAACATCTGGTGTTATCGGTTCTTTGGCAGTTGGACAAATATTTGAATTTAAAAGTTCTATTACCGAGACATCTGATGTTACTGGTTCTTTATCTTCTGAAGACAGATTAATTGGTTCTATTATTGAAACTTCCGGTATTGCTGGTTCTTTAGATTTCATTGGAGAGATAAGAGAATTAATTGGTTCTATTGTTGAAACTTCAAGTATTATTGGTTCTCTTGATCGTCAACCAAGATTATATAGTTCTTTAATAGCATTTTCTAATATTATTGGTTCTTTATCTTCTGAAGACAGATTAGCCGGTTCTATTATGGGTACTTCCAGTGTTGTTGGTTTCTTATCTTCTGTAGATCTACTAATTGGTAATGGGATTTGTGGGGTTTCTTCTGCTGGTGAAGCGAGTGTAATTCGTACATTATTTGGTTCTATTACTGGAGTACTTGAAGTTTCTGGTATTATTACTTTTGTTCCTATTGGATTTTATGAAAGCTTAGCTAATCAAATAACAACTTATCTTCAAGATATTGCAGATTTGAATAGTTTGTCGGTTCGTTATGATAATGATCTGAGAGAAACCCCAACAGATAACCTTTGGTATGAAGCCTCTGTTGATTTTGGTATTTCAGAGAAAAGTGATTTAGGGATAGATTCTTATAGGAATCCTGGCAATCTTAATATAAGAGTAAAAAATTCAATTGGTTTAGGAACCAGTGAACTCTATAGAGCTGCTGATATTATGGTAGAAGCTTTTAAGAGAAAAAATCTTATCTATTGATTTCGATGATTCTAAACAAAAAGCGATTGGAGCGATAAATTCTTATCGCAATGCTGGTAATCTCGTTATAAAAATTCACCATTCAGTGGGAAAAGGTGTTTGGTTCTTATTAAGAATAGTGGATAGATTAGTTGCACGATTCACTGAAAAAACAATAAATGATTCAGTAAAATTTCAAATCCCTAAGGTAAGAAATGTTGGACGAGAAAGTGATGATTACGAATTTAATATCATTTGTCCATTCTATATAGATAATTAATTTAATGAAGAAAGGTAAAAACGATGGATTTTAATGTTGTTGCTTTAAATAGAATAGTAGATGCGATAGATAGAGTTACTTATGCTATTAAAATGACTAAAACCTATGCAGATGCTCATATCATTTCATTAGGACACCCGTCTATTGTAGAGACGGTTGCCGTTTCTGGACTTTTGGGTATTCTTGAAGAGATTACCGAATTGATTGGTAGTGTAGCGGAAACTTCTACTGTCGCAGGTGTTCTCAGTTCTATAGATGATTTAATTAGCACTATTACTGAAGCTGCCACTGTTACAGGTGTTCTTAGTTCTACTGAGAATTTGATTGGAGATCTTAGTGCCATTTCTAATCTTGCTTTAGCAACTTTAGAGGGTGTGGCGGTTAGATTCGCAGGTCCAATTACAGAAGAGTCTGGTGCTGCTGCAGAATTAGATTCACAATCTGGTTTTGTAGGTGATATTCAATCCGGAACAACTGTTCTTGGTTGGCTTTCCGCACCTTAAATATAGTCGAAAAATAAGAAAAAATTCTAAATAGATTAAATATAAGAAAGGGTAAATAATGTCGGATGCTAATAGAGTACAGTTGGCTTTTATAGACGAAGGTGCTGCTTTTGGAATAAAGAAAACAGGTTCTAATTTGCAGATTCTTCGTTATAATAGCGAGTCATTAAAACAAGATATGAATACAGTTACAAGTGGAGAGATTCGTCATGATAGACAAATTTCAGATGTTGCTCGTATTGGGATTAGTGCGAGTGGTGATATAAGTTTTGAATTAAGTTATGGATCACATGATGAACTTTTCAAAGCTGCTTTACAATCCGCAGATTGGTCTTCTGAAAGACGAATCGAACGTGATACAATTTCTGTTAATAATCTTGATAATTCTTTCAATGATTCAGGAGGAGGTTTTCTATCTCCACAAACATTAGTAGCAAATCAATGGATTTTCACAAGTGGATTTTCTAATGCAGCTAATAATGGTTTCTTCAAAATAATTAGTGTGACTGCTTCAAAATTAATTGTTTCGGGTGGAAATCTTGTATGGGAAGCTGTAGATGATGATCCAAGAGAAATTATTATGGGTGCTTATATTACTACCGGGATTACTCCGTATAGTTTTAATATAGAAAAAGATTTTAAAGATGCGTCATCGGCTATGCTTTCTCTTCTTAAGGGTATGTGCATTAATGGGTTCACTTTAGAAATTCCAGCAGATGGAATTATCACTGGTAGTTTCAGTTTTATGGGATCAGCAGAAGAATCTCTAATTGCTTCGGCTGGTTCAGGACATAATGATGAAACCACTTCAATAATTATGACAGGAGCGAATCATGTTAATAAGCTTCTTGAGAATTCAGATGAAACAGCTATTCTTAGTTTATCATTAAATTTAAATAATAATCTAAGAAATAGACTACAGGTAGGAACTCTTGGAGTTGCGAGTATAGGCTCTGGAACGGTTGAAATTACAGGTTCTTTAACCCTACATTTAGAAAATGCAGCCTTATATGATAAGTTCTTAAATCAAACCACAACCTCTATTGCTCTTGTAGTTCAAGATACAGAAGGTAATGGCTATGTGATAGAACTTCCTCGTGTTAAAATTATAAATGGAACTCGTGTTGCAGGTGGTATTAATACTGATGTTATAGGTGAATTTGAATTTAGAGCATATTTAAATCCAACAGAGCAGGTTTCGATGCGTATTGCAAGATTCACTCCCGCTGCTTTAGCGATGTTTGTAGGTTCAATCACCGCTGGTAGTTCTGTTAATGGTGCATTAACCGTGACTCCTGCGTAATTGCGATAATGACAATAATAATAATTTGAGGAGGACTTAGAAATGGCGAATATAGAAAGTATTAAAACCGATTTACAAAAAGAAGTAGAAGGTGTTTGGGTAAACTTCGTTGGTATAGATTTGTTAATAGCTCGTGCCAGAAATTCAAAGTATCAAGAAGTTTTGAAGAAGCTTGTAAATCCTGTAAGAAAAGACATACGTGAAGATAAACTTGAGATAGAAGATTTCAATAAAATTTTAGATGAAGTTCGAGCAAAAACAGTTCTTCTTGATTGGAAAAATCTTCAAGATGATGAAGGTAAGGATATTCCTTATAGTTCAGAAATGGCTTTGAAGTTTTTTAGGGATCCAGAGTTGAAAGATTTTTATAAATTTGTTATAGCAGTTTCTGAGAATGCAGATCAATATTTAAAAAATTTAATTAAGGATTCAGAAAAAAACTAATAGATCTCCTTCTCTGGCAAATAGAGTGGGGAGTATATTATAAGAAAATGAAAGCTACTGGAAAAGCAAAAAAGCATCCACCTCCTGATTTATATGATGATTTGATTTGTATTTGGGAAGCGTTCACTGCTTTATCTTCTTCAAGACAAGGTGTTATTACATTTTCAGAAATTGAGGCTTATTTAAATTTAAATGGAATTTTCAATTTAGAAAGACGACAAGAAGTAACACATTTAATAAGAATTATGGATGAAAAATATATTGAACGTATGAAAGAAAAATATTCTAAGAAATAGAAAGGGTAATTAATATTCCTACTCTCGATGTTGCAATTAATTCTATAAAAGCTAAGCAAGGTGCTCAGCAGTTTGATGATGCTACGAAGAAAATTAAACGTGGTGCGACGGATGTAGATTCGTCTGTAAAAAAGACAGATAAGTCTATAAATACTTTCGGTGCATCGGCGAAGAAAGTCGCAGTTGGATTGATTGGTGT